AAGTAATGTGACAACTTACAATCTTTTAAACAATCCTCAATATCGCCAGAGGCGACACGCTTCACCATCTCATGCTCTAGTGCTTGGATGCTGTGGCGAAAAGTAGAGACATCGCCACCAGGGATTAGTTCTTCTAAAGCGTTAGCCACGTTTCAAACCCTCAACTTCTGATTTTAGGTCTTTAACCGCTTCGAGCAATACGCCAACTAATGCTTCATAGTTGACTCGCTTATAGCCTGTTTCAACATCTGTGTTGACCAAGTGTGGCGCGATTAACTCAACCTCTTGGGCCATGACCCCACCGGTGGTAACTTCTGGCCGCGACTTGAAGTTGTACGAGTAGCCGTTGAGTTTAGTGATGTCATCTTTCAATCTCACATCAGAGAAAGTATCAGCTAGGTTCTGCCAGAGATCAGGTTTACCTGGCCCCTGGGTTTTAGTTGAAGTTAGCTGTGGCACCATTCCGAAACCTGATTGCAGCATCCCGGCTTGTTGCGCTGGGTAATTCTGCTCGTCTAACCATTTCTGGTAATTCAGATCTAAACCCATCTGACCCCTGTCATCTACAAAATCCCCAGCAGACATCAAAGTCTCTAGGTTACTTTGATGAGCATCTCTACCCTGCGCGACCAGGTCCATCAATTGACCACCAGCGCCCAAGTTCAGCTCTTTCGAGGCTAGATCTAAATCGGCATCGTGGATAGCCGCAGTATTTACCGCATTGGCGTTAGCCAACGATGTGTCTAACTCCCCACCATAATTTATAGCGCCCGCTTGAAGATCTGCGGATTGGTTAGCTAGTCCAAACTGACCGGCCAGGTCGAGTGCCTGAGATGTGATTGCCTGATCTACCCCCTGGTTGGCAAGTCCCGCAGACATTGCTCTGTCAGCATCGGCTTGCTGGAGGCCCGCTGCGGTATCGAAACCTTGGGAGTTAAGCAATGCTGCGGTTCGCGCAGCCTGATCTGCATAGGCCCGATTTGTCTCAGCTTCAACAACTCCATGTCTGCTCCCACCAAAAGCCCCCGCCTGAGTCGCCCCCGCAGCATTCTGTTGCTGCTGAATTTGACGCTGTCGGTCCAGCGCATCTAATGTTGTATCGATTACTTCGCTTTGGTAAGGATTGGTGTACTGTGATATGTCTGCCCCTGGGAAAGTCCCAGCGTTGACATCCCTCACATTGCCTCTCACTTGTGGAGTCATTATCCCAAACGCATCTTTAGTGACATTTGCGCCGGTGACTCCAGTAGCTTGCAAACTATCCGGCGCACCGGCGAAATGGGTAGCTATATTATCCGGCCCACCATAGTTCATCAAGTCGCCGTAGCGTTGGCTAGCGTTGCCGTATTCCTTTTCACCGAACTTTCCCATGTTCGTTATGTTTTCGGGGTTTAATAGGGCGGATGAGTAATATGGGTTATCTCTCCAGTCGGTCAGTTGATTCCCGCCGTAACCCTCGTAATCATCGAATGCATACGTTACGTTGCCATCCGCATCAGTTATCGGAGTTACCCCCGCAGCCCTCTCTGTCGCGGAGTACATAGGCAGCAGCATCTTCTGTAGGACTTCGGGGTCGAGTTTTTGCGTGGATATTGAATTTCCACCACCACCACCTTTACCTCTAAAAGTCAGAAACGCTAAAGATGGTAGCAGCGTGTAAATTGATTTCTTCAGCATTGTCATATTATTTCCTTTTCATAAACCGTGTAAACTTTCTCAAACCCGCGTTTCTGACGGTGCAATCTGAACACCGAATCTCTGCCCGCCCCCTGGATGTGTGTCCCTCCGTTACTTTTTACCCAATTCATAATGTCTTCCCATAACGAGTCATTCATAGCGTTCGATCCCGCCCAGCCGGTTACAAAGAACACCCTCTTCCCTGGTGACATTTTCCACTCACCAATAATCACACCCACTATTTTCATGGTGGTATCGACGATGACTATCGTGGTTGATAACCCTTTAATTAGTTCTACTTTCGACTGCTCAGTAGTGCATTCACCGTTACTATAAGGCTCGATACTAGCCAGCAGTGGCTCGATCTGACTCCAAGCCCTGTGAATATGTTCCACCGGCAACTGCATTAATTTAAGATTCTCCATTCTTCCACCCCTCGAATGTCTTCTTAGCATGGAAGGTCTGGTAGATCTCGTCAGTCACGGCAGCGGCGTGATCTATCCCGCCGACTATTCGAGCAACGGTAATAATGATCTGCTCACCGATCTCACGATAGACGTAAGAGAAGTGTTTAGCATTATCGTCACCATCTGCCCAAGTGTTTGAGGCGTTCCAAATAAAGAACGATGCGCTCATCACCGGTGCGAGTTCTGTGCGATACCGCTGGTAGAACACATTCGCTGGAATATCGACAAAAGCTAAGTGCATCAGTTTTGCCATCATCTTGCTTGAGTAACTTTCTGGATCTTTATCCCGATCTACGAAGTCGTCAGCAATATGATAACTCAGCGACAACATCGCTAAGAAGTCAGCGGCGCTCTCGTTGCCCAAACTCCACCGGAGCATCATATCTCGTTCAGTCATACCGTACTCGCTCCAACCACACCGGCATCAGAAACTGTAATTTGATAACGTGTGCCGTTGGGTGATTGTAAAATCAAGCGTCCTACACCAACTTCGATATCCCTGTTCTTTTTGTGACTAAGCCCGTCGGCCTTTTCTATGACAAGGTTTCTCTGCCCCTCAATGGTAGCTGAATATTGGTCCGGTGGCCTGGGCAGTCTCATCGCCGCCCCCTCGCTCTAACATCAAGATCCATAATTCCAACCCGCCAGTCAGCATCTCTAACACCCTCAATACGCATCTTGATCTGTCTACCAGTAAAACGCACGGATGTCGGTGTGGACATAGTGTAGGGGCCATGCTCAGTGTCAGCGTCTGTGGGGTACATTCTCGTCTTAAATTTGACCTGTACATCACCCAGCGTTGCCTCATCCGATATCAACTTAGAGGCAGACATCACACCGTCGCCCATTGTCATCGGACCCGTTTCAGCGTAAGGAGTTGTGCTATCGTGATCGAACCCAATGTCATGTTCGTACAACACACCGTCAGGAGATACCATCATCGGGTACCGGAAGATACCAGCGTCCACTCCCGATGACCTGTCGAGCTTGCCTATCGCCCAGTGATTTTCCACATAATTCCAGGTGACATAAGCATCACACTCGATTGACCCTTCTGATGGATAAAACCACCAGACTTCATTATATTGTGAATTTACCGCTGCGCTGACCTGTGAGATCTGGTTACGGTTAATGTCACCATAGATGAAATCCTCAACTTCTGAGGGGAGAGGTTTTGTATAACCATCATAAATGTAGAACCCTTGGTGGCCCATCCACACGGCAAAGTCGTTCACCGAGGCAACGGCATTTGCAGACACAAGGCCGCAATGGTCACCTACTTTTTCAAAACCGTAAATGTACGGCGGGCCTTGATACGTCGCTGTATGGGCATCGATATCAGTTAAAATTAGTAGCTGACCCTTGACCCGCCTAGCACTAACTATAATACCCTCGGTTGTGAGATCGAAGCTGCCCGCCTGATTTGTGGCGGAGGGACTCCAGAGCGTGTTGTTTTCTTGATCAGACCATTGCACTTTACGCCCGTTCCCGCCAGCACCAAGCGCCACTAAAAAGCGCTCATGAGTCACAATGATTGATTTACAATCGGTGGGGGCATTAGTAATTTGTGCAGCAACAACAGTATTATCTAAACCCCATTCATAGATCTTTCCGTCGGTAGTCGAACAGGCCACCAAATTCTCTCCCCAGGTATCCAGCGCCCACGTTGTGGCCGGTGCGTATTGAGTTGCATCTGGTCGAGGTAGGCCGTATTCCAGTGTTCCGTATGTGGATACGCCAAATCCATCGAGTAACTCAGCCTTATTAGCGTGTATTACGGGGGAAGCATCGTTATACGCAGTTGGGGTAATGTCGTGGACGTTGCCTCCGATATCCACCACCATCAAAGTGTTGTGCCAAGGTGTGGCGACCCGCTTATTGTTGCTATCGTCGAGCCATGAAATCATCCTCCGCACTGTGCCGGTAACTGATGTGGCGTGAAGCGTAGATTTTAAGCGCCAACCTCCAACTGGTTGCATGGTGTTTTCAATCCAGCGAACTAAATTGCTATCAATCCAGCGCCCACTACCTTGAAGCTCGGTGCCATTTTTATATACGCCTGGAGGTATTTTCAATTTCATAGCTACGCACTTCCCACAGTAATATAGATGTCAATGAAGTATTTATCCCCATCACCCTGGGGCGACCAAACTTGGAACGTATATTGGCCGGCTCCGGCGGTGAAGAATGACTGTGGACCCGAAACATTCAGCGTTAAAGTATCACCAGGATAATAGTAAACAGATGTGTCGCTCACGACATTTTCTCCCGTAGTTGCTGGCGACCAACTTAGTTCCGATAGTGACGGTCGCCGGACAAGTTGTGTGTACACTGTCCCTGATGCAGAATTGTGTTTATAGTATCGAAATGTAAAGTTCTTCGATATTGCACCGGAGTTCCACGGGATCTCATAATTAACGGTGTGTCTATCTCCAGATGTGTTTACCCACGACCCACTGTCGGTTTTATGCTGCAAGTTGAAGCTGAAGCTCGGTGGGGGTGGTGGTGGAGGCACATACGACGTTGACGTATCGTTGATCGTAATAGTTGCTGATTCGCCAACTAAGGCGCTACCCAAATAAACTCTCAGGGTGAAGGTTTCACTGCCCTCAGTCGTTGAATCTGAAGATATTGTCAGACTCACCGACGCAGCGCCGTTAGTCACCGTCACGGACCCGCTGGAAGCGGATGAAAAATCGGAAGAGGTGCGCGACACATCCCACGTTAGGCTTGCCCCTTCTGGGATACCTCCAGTTGTGATGCTGAACGATATCGAGCTACCCTCGTTGACTGAAGATGCTCCCGCAACAACATCGCACGATACGCGATTTGCAACACCCATTCTAGTCGCTGCAAACATTATGCGAACCCAGTTCCTGTTTGCACACCATACCAATTCACTCCGTCTGATATGAAACAGAAGATATCAATACCGGCGCTGTGGAACGGCGCGGAACCTAGATTCCACTTGATCGTCCCAGTAAAAGTAAGCGTATCTGCTGTCGAGTGAATTACGGTGAAGCTCTTTCCCGCCTCTACTGTAGGCATCGTGATAGTGATGGTGTTACTACACAGGTATATCGTGCCATCTGTTGCGAGCGTAGGGGTGAAGGATGCTGTTTTTGTCGTGACTGTCTCAGTGACAGCGCCGAAAGTCTGATCCACCGTAAAAGTATTTTCCGTATCGGTTTTGACGTAAGATGTACTAGCCTCTGTGGCTATAGAACCTAGCGCTAAATTTGTTCGTGCGGCTGCGGCATCAGCTAGATCACTAAGATTACTGTTCTTCACTAAAGCAGCGCTTGCTGTGTCAGACACGGTTTTTAGGTTCGTATCAACCGACTCCCAGTTGTCGTTTAGGTCATTGCCCCATGTGTTTGCGGCTCCGCCAATTGTGGGCCTTTTAAATGCGTAATTCGTCGTGTTAGCCATAGATCTTGATCCTAATAAGGTTTCATTTCGGTTAATGTATTCGTGATTTGATCAGGTACTGTCCAGCTTGTTTCTCCACTCTCTGATAGAGAGTGATAATGGTCTCGTAAGAGTTTCAACACTATACTGATATATTCACTATGTTCCCCACTGAGTGCCGCATTACACTGACGGAAATAAGGGGCGTATTTTAATATTTCTAATTCACAATCTTTGTCCATCATCATTCCCCAAGTAGCATATCTTGGTATGCACCATCATTCGTCGAACCCATCGTGACGGTATTTATAGAAGTCCACGAACTGCCATCTGATGACCCATATACCGTGAAAGGAGAAGCATGATAGGTGTTCGGGGTATTGTAGGTGTACCATTTGAGTCTTGCTGATGCAATGTCGCGAGTCGCCCCAAGATCGAACACCCATCCGTCGCTCTTTTGTGTAGCTGATGCCCCAAGCATCCATGCTCCAGTTGTTGTCGGATCCCAGCCAGATATATCAGTCATCTTCCATAACTGATAGGATGTAGTGTTGTAGGTATAACCACTGAGAACGTAAGTAACACCTCCGATGGTTTGACTATTCGATGTCATCACTGGTGGGTAAAAAGTTCCAGTGAAGCCCGCGCTAGTATAAAACTCCACTGTGACTAAATACGCACTACCATAGCCCAAACTACCAACTCTAAAGTATCGGTAACTGTATGATGGAGCCTCACTGACCACCATCGAGGTTGAGACTATTGATGAGGTGAGGTCTCCGAAATCTTGCACTTTCACTTTGAGCGTATACGTTGCCGCAGTGCTTGGAGAAGCGAAGGTCATTGTTCCATCACCGTTGTTAGTGACAGCAGAAGATGCAACAACCACCGTTCCGCTACTGTTCTCAACCTCACACCAAGGCGCAGGGGAGGAATAACTCGACCAATTCGTAATTGTTATAGTTACCGTAGTGGGTGACGGATATATCGTGGAAGGTATGGTCACCGTCGGTGTTAGCGACAACCCTAAGTTCGTATTTTGCCACTCGGATGCTGTGCCGTTATAACGTAGAACGGCTCCGTCGATTAAGGTTATAGCGCTTGTGTCAACATCGGTTAAACCATCTAAAGTTGATGACCCACCTCCGCCACCGCTCGGAGTTGCCCAAGTCCCATCGCCTTTCAAAAACTTAGTATTGTCAGTTGCAACCGGCGCTGTCACCATCCCCGAAGCACCCGCCAACGAACCATCCGCGCCGGTAAAAGTCGATGCTGTTTTATTAAGCTGTGCAGCGGTCGCAGTAACAGCAGCGGTCACGTTGGGAAGCGTGTTCTTGAGAACATTCTTCACTCCCCTGATGTGTTCGTCACCATCGCTAACGCTGTCCGCCGCCACAGGGTTTGTGGCAACCAGATCGTCAACAAATTTATCTGTGCCGGTTAGGTCTTCAGTTGCCATGTTGCCCTCTTAGCTTGCTGTCACAGTAACGGTAATTTGCAAAGTGTCACCACTCAACACTGAACGTGCTGTGGTGAAATCCACGATGCCGTATAACGTACCAGTCGTGCCAGATGTTGCACTCGCTAAAAAGGCACCAGCGACTGTTGCCGTTGCATTAATAGTGAAATCGACGCTCGAAGCGTTGGTTATCGAACCTGCGCTGGATGCACCTTCGGTCCACTCTTTGCGCGTTCCCCCATAGCCCGCCGCTTCGGTCCAAGAGCTATGTGATGCAAGCGTATCCGCTGCGGCTGCTGTGCCGGACCCTTTCAGCCCAATGTACCAGGTTGTGACTGCCGTACCCGCATGGAACGTAGTATCAAGAATGTGATTCAGACCCTCCGTCGTGATTAGATTGTCTTTTTCTTCACTCCATTTTACTTCACCGTCGGAGTCTACACAGGTCACGGACCAGCGGTTGTTTAGATTAAGACCTATGTTACTTGCTTTCTTCATTTTGATGCCTCCTTCGGCAGATACAACTGTTGTGATTTCTTGAATCATTTATTTATCTCAATCCATGCGTTTTGTGTTGTTTCGGACCCTCCCCAGGTAGCGGCACCCGCGCCCGCTGGGTTGAAAAAAGTAGATCCATAAATGTTTTTTGGTTGTCGATGTTCTAACCCATATAACGTCACCAAAGCAGCATTCTCATACGCGGGAGATATCACCCTGTCGATGAGGGTTTGAGAAAATTCAGCGTAGGTGTAATGGTTGGAAGCCACCATCCACGACCGTATGTCTATTCCACCGTAGGGTGCCGGAATGTCTCGATGCTGGCCGAGGTCGCCCCTTAAATTTCCCGTAACAATCTCCTTGAGAAAAATATTCAACAACTCTACTTCCATATCATCCACAACAATCTTGAGTAACTCATTCATGACTGCTGCAATGAATGTCTGTTCAGCCTCGTTCCCCCCAATCGGCGATACTTTGGACCATAAGAAGTTAGATTCCACACCCGCAGAATACGAAACTGGTAATGCGACACTATCGACGTACAACATTCCATCTGCGACGCTGACGCTTGCGTTTGTGAGAATGTTAGCGGCAGATAAGAATGTCGCGGAGTCATCAACTGCGGTTGAAAGATTCACACCCACAATTGATAAGGCCGGTAACCCCGCAGTCACAGATGTGGTGGCCGTCGGGTTGAGGTCTAATGACCCACTAACATCGATGATCATATCTTCAGACGATGTGAGATCCACCGATTGTGAAAGATTACTAGCGTTAGTCATCACCTGAGATGTCTGGCTTGAAACGCTAAAGTCTGACAGCACCGAGATATCATCTACAACTGTATTGGTAGAACCTACTGATGCAGTGTTAGATTGAGGTATAGATATACCATCTACAATTGTATTGGTAGAACCTACTGATGCAGTGTTAGATTGAGGTATAGATATACCATCTACAATTGTATTGGTAGAACCTACTGATGCAGTGTTAGATTGCTGCAACAGTGCGCTACACAACACTATCGCTGTTGGGGCTGAGTTGCTTCCTAACGTAACCGCTGCCACGACAGACACATCTGCTGTGTGCTTCGCAGAACTACTAAAAGTGAAAGACCCAGCCAATGTCGCCCCGACCGGTGCTGACATGGTGGGGCTACTTGCGGCAGAACACCCAACACCCAAACCCACAGAATCTGTGTAGGTTACTGCGCCAACGTCCCAATCGCCGTTAGTAGCGGTCGCCCAAGTTAGTGTCGATGCGTCCCAAGACCCCCTAGCCATTAATAAGTCCTATGTCTCGCTTTGAGTGTGGAGGCACCATACCGTGCGCCCAGATCTTCTTTTTCTAATTCTGCTATCGTAGTTTCGTGCGCGACTCCCCACAACTGCGTTTCTGCTTGGTTCTGTAGATAAGGTGAGGCTTGCAACAATGCTCCGTAGAGATACGCATCCGGTGCTTTGGTCAGCAGCCAGTTGGTATCTGCATCTGCTGTCATCGTTGGGATATTCTTGTAATATGCCAACTCCAAGGTATAACTCTGATCTGGTGTCGGAAAAACCTCTATAGTTGATCCCATCAATGTGTAATACACCGGTTCTCTCGCCACATTACCTAGTCCACGCTCTTGATCCATCTGCTCGATAGTCACATATTCGAGCGACTTAGGAACCGTCACATTCAGTTGAATGTTTCTCAATTCCAGGAAGTCCGGTGGTAGGTTACTGAACTGAGTCGTGATCCCCGCTGTTGAGCGCTGAATCATCTCTCGCACTCGCAATCTGCGATTTAACTTCGCATGAGCGAGGTCTATAAAAGTTGGGATAACTGAGGTCAGGTCGTCGCGATCTAACCAATCTGCAACGGCCGTTTTCAGTTCTCCATAATTCGTTATTGCCATTAGACTCGCCCTGGTCGTGTCCTAAAATACTTATTTTCGGAATCGTTC